CTACACGAACGTGTGCCGGGACCAGGAGATTATCTCGCTGCTGATCCTGAAGAGCCTGGAGAGAGGGATCCCGACGAACCTGCTTTTCGCCCTGGTGCAGCAGGAGAGTGGGTTCGATCCGAAGGCGCTCAACGATCGGAACGAAAACGGCAGCGAGGACATAGGTCTCATGCAGCTCAACACGAGGAAGTTCAAGCAGAAGAAGGTCCAGCTCTACGACCTGAAGACGAACGTCGACCTCGGCACGTCGCACCTGATCGACCTGAAAAACAAATACAACTCCTGGGAAGAAGCGATCATGCGTTACAACGGATGGGGAGACAAGGCTGTGACACATTTGTCTAACGTGCTGAGACGCGAGAGGGATATAGACAGGCTATACAATTCATACTGAGGGGGATGATATGGACGAGAAGAAAGACGATAACTTGGAAAAATGTCATGTATGCGGTAAAGTGCATAAGATGGCATATACACCTTTTCCCTTTATGGGCGATATCTGTCCTTATGATATTTCCGATGGCAAGTACGAAGCTCGTGTTGCGATGGTAAAACAGAAAGGGGAAAACCATGAATGACGCACCTGGGTTCATGATCACGCTGCTCAATACTCGGCGGTTTTTCGTCGAGGCGAAGAACTGGCCTGAGGAGCGGGGGCTGTACATCTCCGTCGACGGTGACAAGGTGTTCGAGCTGCACATCGTACCGATGGGACAAAACCAGATCCAGTGCACGAGCGAGCGGCTCGAGAAGACGCCGTTCAGAACATCGTGGATCAAAATCCCGATCTCGGCGATCGCCACGATAGAGCGTGTCGACGAGAGCAGCTTCATCTGGCAGTCGGTGTACAAGGCGAAGACGAACATCGTGCTGCCAGGAACGCCGAATGTACAGGACATAGGGGGACGGCAGAAGTTTGGGAAGGTAAAATAAATATTGACACCTGGCACGGTTGTTGTATACTAACAGCCGTAAAGTAGGTGCGCCGACCTTAAAGGGGCGCCGTCACCGTACAGGCTCGGGCCTTCCCGAACAAAGTATGCCCTGTGCGATGGTGGCGCCTTTTGCTTTTTTGGGGTGAGCATGGGAGCATCAAGGCTGATCGTCTCGATCAAGGAACGGTTGTTTCTCAAGTTCATCCTCCAGAACATAACTGCCAAAGAAGCTTACCGAAGAATCAATCCGAACAGAGAGCTCACCGAGCAAGCGTGCGAGACTGGCGGCTGGAAGTACATGAACCGCATCAAAGAAAAAATCCCCTGGGACAAGATTCTCGGTGAATGGAATCTGGGTCTTGAAAAAATTGCTGAGAAGTTCGAGGAATTGCTCGAGGCAAAGGTCACGAAGTTCTACCAGGACAAATCCCTCGGGGACTTCACGGACAACTCCACAAGGATGCGCGCGCTCGAGCTGCTCGTCGATGTTCACAAAATGAAAACGCAGAAGCTCGAGGTCACCGGGAAGGACGGCGGGCCGGTCGAGGCGCTGAGCACTCTGAACGACATAATCAAATACCATGAGCAGAACAAGCCAGCTGAACCAGAACGTCAACCAGATAGTGACGAGGTATCGGAATGACTGGGGTCTGTTCGCCCGGGAAGTGTTGCGAGTCTACCTGGATCCCGAACAGGAGGCGTGTCTCTACTCGATTCAGAATCACAGACGTGTATCGATACGGTCAGGCAACGCGCGCGGCAAGGACTTTGTCGCGGCCGTAGCCTCAATCTGTTTTTTGACATTGTACTATCCGAGCAAGGTCATCGAGACGGCGCCCACTCAGCGGCAGGCGGTCGGGATCATGATGAGCGAGATCCGATCGATCTACAACCGGGCCGCGGTGTCGCTCGGGGGAGAGATCCTGTCGGAGCGGATCATGTTTCCAGAGGATCCGGATCCGCATTATCTCATGGCGTTCAAGGCCGGCGAGAAAGAGGCCGAGCCGTGGAGCGGGTTTCATTCGCCGAACCTCATGGTCGTGGTGAGCGAGGCGACGGGTCTCGACGACGTGGTCTTTGACGCGATCGAGGGTATCCTCCAGGCGAACAGCAAGCTCGTGCTGTGCTTCAACCCGTTTCGCCTGAGCGGTGAGGCGTACCGGAGCATCACGAGCCCGATGTACCGGAGACACCGCCTGAACTGCCTCGAGGCGCCGAACGTCAAGGCGAAGAAGCAGCTCATCCCAGGCCAGGTCGACTACGAGTGGGTCCGGGCCCTGGTCGAAGACAAGGGCTGGGCGGAGCCGATCGATGAATCAGAGGTCTCGGCCGAAGAGAACGACTTCCAGTGGGAAGGGCGGTGGTACAGGCCGACGGACCTCTTCAGGATCAAGGTGCTCGGTGAGCCGCCGAAGGAAAGCGAAGATGTTCTCGTCCCTATTTCGTGGATCGAAGCGGCGCAGCAGCGCTGGAAGGAAAACCATACCGTCGAGGGAGACCTCAAGCTCGGTGTTGATGTCGCTGGCCAGGGGCGAGACTTTACCGTGTTCTGTCACCGCTACGGGCCCGTGGTCGAGAAGCTCGTCAAGTATTCCAATCAGGATCACATGGTCACAGTCGGACGAATCGGAGAAGCGATCAAAAAGAAAGGCGCGGCTGCATTGATCGATACGATCGGAGAAGGCTCAGGCGTGTATTCCAGGTGCCGTGAGCTGAACCATAATGCGAAGAGCGCGAAGTTCAGCGAAAGCGCCAAGGGGCTCAAGGACTACTCGGGCCAGCGCACGTTTTCCAACATGCGGGCTTACTGCTACTGGGCCATCCGGGACGCGCTCAATCCTCGGCACGATTATCAACTCGCACTTCCCCCGGATGACGAGCTCGCCCAGGAGCTCCATGAGACGCAGTGGACTCTCAAGAGCAACGGCGATATCCAGATCGAAGAGAAAGACGAAATCAAGGCGAGGCTGAAACGCTCGCCCGACAAAGCCGATGCACTCGCGCTGACATTCTATCCGGTAAGGGCAGTACAGATATTCTGAGGACGATGGAATGGGACTATTACAAAAAATAGGACAGGGCCTCATAAAGGTCGAGAAGGCGATCGGCAGCGGGTACAAACAAACCGGAACCGTTACGCTCCCGCAGGACTTCGACTTCAACACCGGAACGAGGGCTCTCCAGTTCATGAGCATCGCCGACTACGAAGACGGCCCGCGCAGGATCGTGGTCCAGATGCCATATATCCAGAACGCCTGGGTATACTCGGCGATCCGCGTCATGGCGACGAACATGGCCCAGGCTCAGTGGCAGCTCCTCACGGGTGAGGGTGAGAACCAGAAAGAGATCGAGGGATATTCCGGAGACTATGGCTGGGTCCGGAGGCTATTCGACTACGTATCGCCAACGGAGAACCGGTACAGCTTGTTCGAGTCGATACTCGTGTGGCTCTCGGTCAAGGGCGAATGTTTCTGGCACATGAAGCGCGGGACAAACAACCAGGTCGTGCAGTTCAACATCCTCCCACCCGACTCCATGGCCGAGGTCGTGAAGAACGGCGAGCTCATCGGCTGGAAGTATCGGGTCGGCGGAATCGATGTCTCGATCCCTGTCGAAGACATAATCCAGTTTAAATACTTCAATCCCTACAGCCCGTGGCGAGGGCTCGCTCCGCTCATCGCGGCAACGCTCGGGATCCACGTCGACTTCGCAGCAGGGTTGTACAACTACTACTTTTTCAACAACGACTCAACGCCGGTCGGGGCGATCAAGTCGGACCAGGAGCTCACGCCCGAGGAAGCCGATGCAGCCGAGATGCGCTGGGCTCAGAAGATGCGGGGCCCATCGAAGAAAGGCCGCGTCCCCGTTCTCGGCAAAGGCATGGAGTACAAACCTATCGCGCTCGCCCAGAAGGACATCCAGTACATCGAGCAGAAGAAGTGGAGCCGTGAGGAAGTGTTCGCCGTCCTCGAGGTGCCGCCTGCGCTCTCCCAGGTCCTGGAGTTCGCCTCGATCAAGTCGAACATCAAGGAGCAGCGCAAGCAGCTCTACGAGAACAACCTCATCCCGAAGATGCGATTCATCGAAGACGTGATGAAAACGCAGTTCTTCGAACGCGAAGGTATCGGAGAGGTGACGGGCAAGTTCGACTTGTCGCAGATCGAGGCGCTCACCGACAGCATGGCCGAGAAAGCGCCGATCATCGATGTCTTGAGCCGAAACGGGTTCACGCGCAACGAGATCAACAAGGCGCTGAACCTCGGCTTCGAGGATCAGCCCTGGGGAGACTACTGGTGGGTGCCGATGACACAGATCCCCGCGGGGAGCGAGCCGCCGGACACTACGGGGAATAAAACAAACACCGACGACACGAAGGCGATTGCCGCTATCGCTCCCCCAATGATAAAGCGGACACAGAATCACCGGAAACATGCCGAGAGCGCATATCGTGCGGTCCATGCCCAGGAAGTGAAGATGCGGGACGCACTGCAGGCGTATTTCTACAAGATGCGCTCCGACATCCTCGGGCGCGTGTACAACCACAAGAGCGTCAAGGCGGTCGGCGACAACATCGTCAACGATCTGCTCCCTGACTTCGACGAGTACGACGACGACCTGGGAAAGATCGTGCTCCCGATCTACGCATCGGTGTTCGAGATCTCGCTCAAGAACCTGAACGAGGCGATGGGGACGGACGTCAGCATGGCGACGGCCCGCGCTGATTTAGTGATAAACTCGAAGCTCATCAAGATCCGCGAGATCAACGACACGATACGAGAGCAGCTCGTGCAGGATATACGGCCGATCATTCGGGAAGCTGTCAACCAGGGCGACGCCTACGAGACAGTCGCCGGCCGGCTCGCCGAAGAAGTGAACAACATCTTCAACAACGCCCGCAGGCGCACAGCCACGGTCGCGCGTACCGAAGTCAACGGGACGCTCAACGAGGCGCGCTGGGAGACGATGAAAGAGGTCGGCGTCGAGAAACATCAGTGGATCAGCACGCGGCAGATCCGCGAGTCTCACATTCTGAATCATCTCGAAATCAGAACGATGGGAGAACCATTTCCATCGGGGATCAGATATCCTTACGACCCGGATGCGCCAGCTTCCGAAGTGGTGAACTGTTCGTGCGTCAGCGTCCCGGTCATGGAGTGACGAAATGGAAAAAATGGTCAAGGCTCTGCTCAAGAGCGAGATAAAAAAAGTCGGCGACAACGAGTACGAGTTCATCATGTCGGACGAGACGATCGACCGGGACGGCGAAGTGATCAAGGTCGACGGCTGGGATCTGAAGAACTTCAAGAAGAATAACGTCCTCCTATGGGGACATCGGCACGACATCCCGGGCGTCGGCGTCGTCGGCAACGCGGTGAAGCAGGACGGGCAGCTCGTCGCGAAGAAGGTCCGGTTTGCCTCGGAGGGGATCTACGAGCTCGCGGACGTGGTGCACGGACTCGTCGATGACAATGTGTTACGTGCCGTGTCGGTGGGCTACATCCCCAAGAAGAGAACGTTCCCGGCGGATGAGGACGAGGAAGGCAAGGGCACGAAGGGGAAGAAGAAACCGCGGGTCATCACTGAGGAGGCCGAGCTCTACGAGCTGTCGATCGTGAACGTCGGCTCGAACCCGAACGCGCTCGCCGTGCTGAAGAGCGCCGAACAGAAAGCCGAGAACGACCCGCCGGAGGAATGGTTCAGCGAAACGCTCTGGCGAAAGATGTTCGACGATGACGGGGAAGAGGTTTCCGAAAAACCGTACCCGAACGAGCATGCGTGCCGGCTGCGGGATCCCGGTGACTTCCAGGACGATTCATTCCGTCGGTACACCCGAAAGCACAAGGGAAAGGCATACTCTGTTATCGCGGGCCGTCTCAAGGGCGAGTCGGACATGACCGAGCAGGCGTTCCGATACAAGAAAGATGTCTGGGACACAGCCGATGCCCGGGCTCACTGCAAGGATCACGACGGGTCGTTCGAGGCCGCGTCCGAGAGCAGTATCGAAACGCTCATTGACAGGCTCGAGAAAAAGGTCGACGAAGTAGTCGAAATGATAAAAACGATGGCGAAACCGAAGCGACGGTACGATGGCCTCTTTGCGGGGGACTCGAAATCGGAGTCAGACAAACCCACGCATACCTTGGAGGAAAAACACAACCCGTTCGCCGAGGAAGTCAATAAACCATTATTCAAGGAGTAGCACAATGAAAAGCGTACTCGAAATGATTCAGGACCTCAACAAGGAATCGACGGTCGCGGACTTCAAGGCGATCCTTGCCGAACGCGAGAAACAGTGGCAGGAAAAAGAGACCGTGACCGACGGGCTCATCAAGAAACGCGAAGACGAGATCAAGGCGCTGCAGGAAAAGGTCGTCAAGCTCGTCGAATCCACCGTCAAGCCGACGGTTTCCTTCGGTGACAAACCCGACATCAGACATTCGGAGGTCTTCAGGGCGGCGTACAAGAAAGATCTCACGGGTCTCTACAAGAACGGCGGCTCGATGCTCACCGGAGCGAGCGAGGAGTGGAAAGACGCGGGCTGGAACATGGGCGATGCGGCCCAGAAGGCGGCCCTGGGCACGGTGCTCCGCGGCGACGCGACGACCGGATCCTACCTCGTCCCCGTCGAATATTCGAACGAGGTCTTCCGGATCGCCAAACAGGCGTCGGTGATGCTCGGGAGGGTGACGACGGTCCCCATGGCCGCGCGCTCGATGTACTTCCCCGTCGGGCTCACGGACTCTTCCCTCACGTGGGTGACGGATGAGACCACGGCAAAGACGGAGAGCGCCCCGACGTTCGACCAGGTCAATCTCGTGTGCAAGACGTGCGCCGCGTGGTTTGCGGTCACGGACGAGCTCATGGAAGACTCCAACGTCAACCTCGCCGAGTACTTCCGCAACATGTTCGCCGAGGCATGGGGCCAGGAAGCCGACAACCAGATCCTCGTCGCGAACACGGCGCCGTTCATCGGCATGACGCGGAACACATCCGTAAACGCCGTGAACATGAGCGCGGGAAAGACAGGATTTTCAAGCGTCTCATTCCAGGACCTTCTCGACATGGAGAGCGCCATCTCGGTCGCCAAGGGCGAGAACGCCCTCAGTGGTGCGGTCTGGATCATGCACCGCAAGGTGTTCAACTACCTGCGGGCGAAGAAGGACGACAACGGGCAGCCGCTCTATCAGGCGCCGGCGGAAGGAGTACCCGCGACGATATACGGGAGACCGTATCTCCTGTCGGACAAGATGCCGTCGACGGACGCGGTGTCGACCGGGTTCATCATCCTCGGCAATCCGAAGTACTGGCTCCACGGCGATCGGGTCGGGATGCAGTTCCAGATCTTCGACCAGACCTACGCGCGGATGCAGTACGACGAGATTTTCTTCAGGTTCCGGATCCGGCAGGGCTTCATCGCCGCGATCCCCGGAGCGTTTGCAGTCCTGAAGACGGCCGCATCGTAAAAGAAACAGAAGCACAAGCGTTGAAGCACAAAGTGAGAAACATCCCCGGGGTGACACGGTTCCCCCGGGCATTCTAAAAACGAGAGGTAAAAAACAATGAGTGCTTACGGAGCTTTCATCGAGGGATTCGCAACAACCGATCGGCATACGGAAACTGCCGGGACAGCGATCAACGAGTACATCCAGGGATGGAACGGATCGAGGCTAGCCCTCCTGTTCTATTCGATCGCGACTCTCGGCACGGCGCATACCCTGCACCTTATGGAGACGGGGGCTCTCGCAGGAGCGAGAAACACAACCTCGGCCGCCGCAGCCGCATCGCAAAAAGTAATCGATGTGACCACCACCCCGACGGATCCAGCGGGCAACGCCGCGGCCGCTTCCGACATCGTGGCCTATCAGTGCTCGGATGGGTCGTGGGAGTTCAACACGATCGCATCCGTGGCGACGAAGGCGATCACACACACCAATAACCTCGCAAAAGCGGTTCTGTCCGGTGCGCGTTATCTGATTTTCGGAGTCACCGGAGACAACACGGGGCAGATGTTCACGCTGACGGCAAGCGTGACGAACGTTTCGCCCGCGGTTCCGATCGTCGCGGTCAATCCGTATGTTGGCGATCCCTGGGTCCTGCACATCGCGAATGGGACAAACGCGAGCACGATCCAGACGATGCTGTGGGCGTACATCAACAAGTAGCAGCTGAACAAGACGTACTGGTAGGGGGCGGGGTCCTACCTCCTCTCCCCGCCCCCGATGAAAAAGGGATCATGATGTGCAAATTGGGGGAAGAAACGAAGATCATTCTCAAGGACGGGCGGGGTGTGATGG